GAGTTAGTATATGTAAGAGGAGTTGCGGAATTCGCAGACTTCTGCTATTATACTGCGACCGTTCCAAGTGGAGCCTATTTGGGATGCGATTGCTATGAATTGGCAGGAGCCATAAAGTTAGGAGGTAACTAGAATGCCGTACGTGTTCAAGGAAGTTCTGGATGAGGGCGAAGTGGAGGCCGACGTGGTTCCGCGAGAAGATCACCAGCTGGTGCTGGACGAGCGCGACAGCTTGACCGAGCAGCGGGACGCTCTCTTGGAGCGGGCCGAGACTGCCGAGCAGGGCTGGCGCGATGCGCGCAACAAGTACGCCGATGCGTTCATCACCTCGCCCCAGCGAATCAAGGAGGAGAACCACAAGGACGTGCGCCACGAGTCCTCGCCGAGGACGTTCGACCAGCTTTTCTCATCGAAGGGAGAGAACAATGCCTACTAAGCCCAGCCAGGAAGTCATCGAAGCTTGCCGCCGAGCCATCGACCCGAGGGAGGTTATGGAGGTTGTCATCAACGAAACTCCCCTCTTGCGACAGTCTCTGCTATCTGCTAAGCTAGTCGAGGAGATCATCGACCCAGATGACCCGCGAGCACCGTTCGAGGAAGCAAGACAGTAGACAGGAGGTCTGAATGAACGGAATCTCAATCCCCGACAACACCAACGCCATTCACAAGATCGGTGAGCACATCATGCAATACGAGGCATTGCAGAACGCGTACCTATCCGCTCTCGCGAACCGCATCGGCATGGTGCTTGTCACTTCAAAGATGTGGAACAGCCCCTGGGCGGTATTCAAGAAGGGCCGCTTGGAGTTCGGAGAGACGGTGGAGGAGGTGTTCGTCAACATCGCCAAGCCCCACAGCTTCGACCCGCAGCGTGCTGAGAAGGAACTCTACAAGCGCGAACTCCCCGACGTGCGCGCGGCTTTCCACACCATGGACTTCCAGAAGTTCTACAAGGTCACCATTTCCAACGACCAGCTGCGACAGGCGTTCCTGTCCTGGAACGGCATCACCGACCTCATCGCGAAGATCGTGGACTCGCTGTACACCGCCATGCGCTACGACGAGTACACGACCATGAAGTACATGATGTGCCGCGAACTGCTCAACGGCGGGTTCTACGTGGAGAACGTCCCCGCGCTCACGAAGCAGACCGCTTCCGACGTGATGGTTCCCGTGCGAGGTCTGGTCGGCCTGTTGGAGTTCTTGTCTCCACACTACAACCGCAGCGGCGTTATGACCTCCACGGCCCGAGAAGACCTGTACGTCATCGTGTCGGCCATGAACCGAGCGCTGATCGACGTGGACGTGCTGGCCGTCGCGTTCAACATGGACAAGACGGACTTCCTGGGACACCTCATCGAGGTAGACCACTTCGAGGAGCACGACCAGGAGCGCCTTGAAGCGCTGTTCGGCGAAGACCCCGATTACAAGTTCTTCACCGAGGCGGAACTTGCCGAGTTGGCGAAGTGCTACATCGTCATGGTGGACAAGGACTGGTGGATGGTCTTCGATAACTTCGACCAGTTCACCCAGAACTACAACGGCGAGGGCCTTTACTGGCAGTACTTCTACCACGTGTGGCGCACGTTCTCGTGCTCGCCGTTCGCGAACGCCATCGCCCTCTCCTCGTCCGATTCGACCATCACCGCCGTGGCGATCACCCCGACCGAAGCCAACGTGACCCAGGGCGCCAACCTTCAGATGACCGCCGCCATCACTGGCGAGGGACTGTTCTCCAAGCAGGTTACCTGGTCGATCGAGGGCAACGAGGTGTCGGGTACCCACATCTCGCCCGATGACGGTGTGCTCCACATCGGCCGCGATGAGACGGTCGGGAGCCAGATCACCGTTACCGCCACGGCGGTAAACGGCGTGAAGGGCACCGCGACCATCACCGTTGTCCAGGCTTAGTCCTGATCGGCAGTATCTATCGGCCCTCCCTCGGGAGGGCCTTTTCTTAGGAGGTGAAAAATGGCAACATTCTCCCCTGCGGGGAACATCCGCATCGGGCGGGTTCCGTTCGACAACTCGTACAGGCACACAGTTACGTTCGCATCGAGAGCGGAACAGGTAGAGGAGTACCTTGGCAAGTGCACCAAGACCTACCAACAGGGAACGTACACTTACATCCGCATGAACAACTCCATCAAAGTTCAGGCTAATGCCGAGGAGTTGTACACCTACAACTACTGCATGTACCAGAACAGCAACTACAACACCCGATGGTTCTTCGCGTTCATTACCGAGGTCAATTACATCAACGAGAACACCACTGAACTGGTGCTGGAACTAGACGTGATGCAGACGTGGTACTACGACATGGCGTTGCAGGAATGTTACGTGGAGCGAGAGCATATCTGGACTGATACCATCGGGGCCAACCTGGTGGCAGAGCCGCCCATGCAGCTTCTTCATGAGAGCATCGGCTCAATCGAGAGGAAGTTCAATGCAGACTATGCGGTGTTTCTCATCAACAGCTGGCCATACTACAACGTTTCTCAAAGTGCTGGAAGCGGAAGCGTACCTGTAGCGGGCGGTTTCATGAACGGAACTCTAAACGCCTGTCGGCACCTCATTTACGATCTGTCCTCATCCCAGAGCATTTCCATGCTGAAACAGGACATGGATATGTTCAACGGCGTAGGTGCAGCCGAAGCGATCACCGATGCGTTCACGGCAGATGAGAAGCAGATGACGGAACTCCTCACATTCCAGGCTAAGAGCGCAGCTGGTGACAGCACTTCGTTCGTTGGAAGGTACATGCTCCGTGACGGACAGGCCACCAAGACCAGCACGGAGCGGGTCAATCTACCCGAAAACTTCGACGGCTACGTTCCGAAGAACAACAAGCTGTTCACCTTCCCCTTCTGCTACTGCGAGGTAGGGGACTACACGGGCAAGAACAGCGAGTTCAGGTTCGAGTTCGGCGGCGGAGATCACCTTGGGTTCGAGGTCAAGTTGCCGTTGTGCGCCGATGCCGAGGTGTACATAACGCCCCAGGATTACAACGGTTACTCGCAGTACGCATACCCGAACCCCTTCGTTGCCAATGTCAGCAACCGCATCAGCTGGACTTACTCCGCGTACCAGAACTGGGCCGCGCAGAACAGCGTGGTAAACCAGCTGGCCGCGCTGGGAAGCGTCGGAGCGGCCACGTTGAGCGTGGTTCCTGGAATCGGCGCTGCGTCCAAGGCCCTGGGCGCGGGTGCTGGCGCTGTTGCCAGGAACGCCGCGAAGATGTACCCGAAGGGAGGGAGCGCCGCTTACGAGAGCAGGGCCATGAGCGCCCGCATACCAGCAGCGCTCCGAACTGGAGCGGAGAACATCGACGCAGGCCAGGCGGCTATGGGCATCGGAGGTTTGGCCGCGACCATTGGCAACATCGACCGCATGAGCAGGATGCCGAACGAAGCCATGGGAAGCACGGGCGGCAACAGCAGGTTCCAGGCTGGAAAGACGGGGTACTATCTGACTATCAGACGATTGACCAGGGAGTTCGCGGAGATAGTCGATCAGTTCTTCTCGATGTACGGCTATGCCACGGACAGGGTCAAGGTTCCGAACGTGTTCTCCCGAAAGGCATGGAACTATGTCAAGACCGCGAACGCCTGCATGACTGGCAACTGCCCGTCGCCCCATATAGCCGCTATCAACTCAATTCTTGACAGCGGCATCACGTTCTGGCACACTTGGGACGTTGGAAACTACGAACTGGACAACTCACTGATGTAAGGAGGTGCTATGTACGAGGGATTCCTGATGCCCGATGGCAATATCCCATCAGCCGAACTCATTCTGAACAACGGCAAGATGAACCAGGACTTAGAGCGTCGGTGGATGAACGAGATCAGCTACCTGAGCTACCTGTACCGTCTCATGGACTACGCCATGAGCGCGTTCGAGTGGCACGATCTGCCAAAAGGAGTAGATGCCCGTATGCTTGAGTACTGGCTGTTGCAGTACGGCATGGTTGCGTTCTTCTACGACAAGACTCTTGTGGGTTCGAGGAACGCTCCCGAGGGCTACGCAGTACTGCCCGTCATGATAAGCGGAGAGTGGGACATGTACAACTACCCCGTTCAGAGGACAGCGTACACCACCCAGGGTGCGAACTATCAGCTGGACGAGAGCAACAGCGTGTTGATCTTCAACTCTTACCTGCGCACTCCCATGTTACCGACGCTGAAATGGTACGCCAAACGTCTGGGGAACCTTGACAGAACCCTAGACGTTAACATCGAGCAGCAGAAGACCCCGAAGATTCTGCGCGGAGATCAGGCCCAGAAGCTGACGCTCACCAACATGATGCAGCAGGTTCAGGAGAACGCCCTGTGGATATGGTGGTACAAGGGTATGGAGATGAGCGATGCGATAGAGGTGCTGGATACTACGGCCCCGTTCGTCTCCAAGGACTTGCAGACCGTCAAGCACCAGATTTGGAACGAAGCATTAACGTATATCGGTATTGAGAACGTCAACACCGAGAAGAAGGAGCGCCTTGTAACCGACGAGGTCATGAGCAACATGGGCGATGTCGAGATCAGCAGATTCACTCGCTTGAACTCTCGCAATAAATCATGTGATGAGATCGGCGATCTGTTCGGTCTGACCCCTTCGGTGACCTTCCGAAGCGGGTCTTACATCAAGGCCGAGGGCTATGCGTCGCAGCCCATTCCCGTTGCTGGCATGACCACTGGCGCTGCGGGCACCCCCGCATCGGGCTATGAGGACAAGGGTACGATCATGGACAGATGGATGAGGGAGGCCCAGAGATGAGCAAGTACACCACGGAGTTGAGGTACCCTGTGACCCAGGTTTGCAGGGATGCCAAACTCCCGCCTATGGAACCCTCTTCATGGGTAGCGGTTCAAGGGCAGCTAGGCCTGGGCCGTTACCCCATCTTCAATGAGGAGCACCGAGCAGTGCTGAACGAGAAGATCATCCGCCATTTCTGGCTGCGGGAGATCGGGTTCGAGACGTGGGGGCAGTTCAAGTGGTACCTGGACATGAAGATGTGCGAGATCATGCCGTACTACAACCAGCTGTACGAGTCGGAACTCATACAGTTCGACCCGCTCTCCACCAGGAACATGGAGTACCGCGAGCTGTGGAACGTGGACAACACGCGAGATCAGACCACCAACCGCGACACAACGGAGAACGCAAAGACAACAGGCAGCAGCACGAGCGACGGAAGATCGACGGACAAGAACCGCAACGTGTTCAATGACACGCCGATGAGCCTTCTGGACAACACCTCGTCTCCTACTGTGGAGGGGCTTGACTACGCTACCACCGTAACGTATGATGACGGCAGCGGCACGACTCACGATCAGACGGACACGGCTGGAACGAGGAGTGCGACCACATCCGACGATGCCACGCTGGACGAGGACAAGACCGAGAAGGGCAACCGCATAAAGACCGAGAAGGGCTACGATATGCCAGGCGCAGACTTGCTCGCCAAGCTGCGCAAGACATTTCTGAACATAGATATGCAGATCATCGAAGAGTTGGAAACGCTCTTCATGGGCATCGGTTAGGAGGTGAAACATGCCAGTACTGACAGGAAGCAACATGGGGCCGCTGCGCATCTTCTGCCAGCACGTGCTACCAGCCGTTTTCGATGACTCGCTCTCCTACTACGAGGTGGTGTGCAAGGTTGTACAGCTGTTCAATGAGCGGGCAGACATTCTCAATGAGGTTATCGAGCAGGTCAATAAGAACACTGCCGACATTGAAGAGGTCAAGAAATGGATTGAGGACTTCGACGGCGGAACTCTGAACCCGACGTTGGAGAGGTTGGTCAAGGAGTGGATTGACGATCACCTGGACTTCGTGTTCACTCATTTGGCTAAGCAGGTGTTCTTCGGGTTGACAGAAGATGGCTACTTCTGCGCGTATATCCCGAAGTCGTGGAACGATATCATCTTCGACACTGGATGGGACTACAGCA